CATCGTACCGGGTGACTAGGATGTCCCAGCCTTTGTCGGCCTTTTCCCGTTCCTCAATAACGTGCCGGTGGATCTTGGCTTGGTCGCCATCAAACAAGTCATCGCAATCTGCCCAGATGACGTACTTGCCTTTTGCCAAATTAAACGCCTGGTTACGGGCAGCGGCGAAATTATCAATATGAGGCCAGTCCCTATGCTCTGGGCTGTTCTGGTATTCCCCCCAGACTAAAGCCTCGCCTGCGGCCTCCTGGGCGCAAATACGCACACTGTGCGCCTCATTTTTACCTACTGCCGCCACGACAACAACCTCGTCCCATAGGCCACGGGCGGATTGAATAAGGCGTTTAAGAATGTCGCCCTCGTTGGGGCCGACGATTAAAGCAAGTGATACTAGGGGGTTATTCATATTTTTTGAGTGGGAAAGCCCGGACGCACCCCCCGATGCGTCCGGGCAACCCGGATGATTCTGTAACTTACACGATCCGAACGAGCGAACCGGCCGATCCCTTTGCCGCTCCGTAGATGAGGCAATAGGTGCGCTGCACGCTGCCGGTCACGAGCGAGTAGCTCTCGCGAACCTGGAGCGACAGACCGCTCTTGGCTTCCGTCACGTTGGCAACGGTGCCGCTGAACTCAACATTAGGAATCTCGGGCAGACGAGCCGCCACGATGATCGCTTCCTGTTGGGCCATAAATCCTTTCGATACCGCAGAGGGCAAAGAAGGATAGTTGTAGATGCTGACGCCGTGAACTTCGCCGAGGCTGGCGCCGCCGACGAGGTCGGTGGAGCGCTGGCCGTTTGCCACAACCACGGAATCTTTAGAAAGATTTGCGTAGTTGGTAGGGCTGAGAACGGCGAACCGTCCACCCATAGGAGCCTTGGCGGTGTTGAGTTGAGCCGCGATGTCGACGATGGAACCAAAGGTCACTGCACCGGCCGCGATGGTGGCGGTCGTGGTGTAGTTGCTGTTGGTGACCAACGCGAGAACGGTATCAATCATGCTCTTTCCGAGAGCGTGGGCCGCTTGCGCTGCAAAGCGCTCGACCAAGTTAATGGAGGAGCTGGTGCGCTCGTCATCATTCAAAGCGTACGAGACGTGTTTGAAATTTGAGAGGGTTACCACAACATCCGTCTGGGATGCGTCGCCAGCCACGTATCCGGCCGTGCTGGAATAATCCGAGGCAGACTGAATCGAGACGGTGTGGGTTACGATCGCGTCACCCTTGCGGGCGGTAGCGTCCGAGAAATCGGAAACGCCGGAAGCGATCCATGAGTAGTTTTCAACCAGCAATTCGAGAGCGCGCTGCGCTACGACTTTGCCGTTGCTCGTTGTTGCGAGGCTATTTGCCATAGTTCTATCCTTCTTTCTTAGTTATCGTGCGAGCTTGATTTGGTTGAAAATCTCCGCCGCACGACGGGGATCTTTTTCTGCGTTAAACTTCGCGAGAAGTTCATTACGAGAAAGGGGTTTGGATTCGCTGATCTCGACGGGCTGGGTGCCTTTGCTGGCTTCCAGCTCGACAGTGAGGCGAGCGAGCTTGGTTTCGAGAGCGACGATCTTGTCGTTAGATTCCAGATCGGCCTTGGCTTCAGGAGCGGCTTCGACTGCTGGAGCTTCTTCTGCCACGGGTGCTTCGGCTACTGCGGGCGCTTCTTCGACCACGGCTTCAAACTTGGCGGCAAATTTGCCGACGAGTTCGTCGATGCGGGCGGAGAGAGCGGCGATGGCCTGCTCGGCATTAAACGCCGGGGCCGCCGGTGCTTCGGGCGCGGCTTCGATTACCGGCGCTGATTCTTTTACGGTTGTGTCCATATTAAGCGATTTACGTGTGTCAACCCGTGCGGAATAAACGCCGGTCGGATTGGCCGCTGGAGTGGTTACAAGATCGACCGAGTAGAGCGTGCTAACGTCAGCCAGTTGCGTGCCGTCCTCTGCCATCCTGGGCACTCCACTGAAGCTGATGGAGAATCCGATCTGCCCAGGAAGTGTGCCAATTAGTTCACTGAAATAGGCAAAGCCATCGTGGCTTTCAAATAAGGTGAGATCCGCACGGACGCGACCGCCATCCAAAGTAAAGTTTTCTAGGTATCCGATGATGTTAGAAACGCTGGAGCTGTGGTCGGAGAGTACCTTTACCTGACCCAGATCGTTACCAGCCCGGACAACTTGTTCCAGTGTGTCTGCGTCGATGACCATCCCGTGACCCAAAGCAGGGCCAGCGGTGATGACGGAAATTCCCTTAAATAGTTTTTGAGCCATGCCCGCGCATGGCGTGTCAAATTACTCCATTTCTGGAGGTGCGGTAGTCAGGTGGGCGTTAATCTTTTCTAGTTCTGCTACGGCCTTTTTCAGTAGTGCCTCGGTACGTAGCGATGAGTTTGAAATCTGAAAAACGAACACGGGCAGCAAAAGAATTAAAATGCCTAATACGATAGCAAGAATTATCAAACAAAGTGCGCTAAACATTCCAAAGCCTTCCATCCCATAAGCCTGCTCCTACCGGGCAGGCTTAATCAACTACTTTCTCTTCTTTGTTTTCGGCTTTGCGCCGATCCCGATCGCCTTCACCACCATGTTCATCTCTTTCGGGGTAAGGTTAAAATCTGGTTCGTCACGCATTGTAAAGGTTTCCGTTGTGGGAACTGATGCCTGCACTTGCTCAATCACTTCCTCAAGTTGAGGCTGGACGGTCGTATCCTCTGGAAGCGGTGCGGCCGGTGGAGTGGCCGAGATGGGTGCAGCGGGAGTCACGGGAGCGCCAGTCATCTGAATCTCAGCCGGGCTGATGCCAGCTTCCTCACACTTCATTCTGATATAGGTCTGCTCTGCAATCTTCTGATTTACGACCTCTTGCCAATCGGATCCGCGCTCGGCGCTAATATCGGCCAGAGTCTTGATGCCCATCTTCAGATCTTCACGATCGGCTGCGCTGTCCCGGCCAGCGTCGATCGTGGTGCGGGCTGGGGTGTGATAGACCGCTTCCCACCACATCGCCATTCCCTTGGGCGGAGTCAGATCGCCACGTTTGATGGCCTTGGCCAGTGCCCACTTGCGAACCCGTTTCAGCATCTGCTCGATTACCGCATCGGAAATCTCATCGAATCTGCGTTGAGCCTGGGCGAGCACGAACCGCTGGCTGGGGCCGGTCAGTTCGTTAGGCGACCAGATGTAGGCGTAAGGAACGCCAAGGCCAGACGCCACTGCCCGGATGTACTGATCCATGTGTTGCTGTAGATTCTGGCTGGGCCGATCGTTTTTGATCTCTCGCAGTGTCTTGCCCATCGGCACGTTGACCAAGGCACCACCGCCAAAAAGGTTGTCGGTCGTTAGGTTTGTTGAATCGGTTTCTGTCGGGTTAAAGAATCCAGGGCCGGAGTTGGTTGTGGACTCAATCGCCATCCCGATCTGCCCTGCCCGCTTACATGCCAGCATCTCGTAGTCCAGAATCTCGTCACGATCCAGTAGCAGATTGATGCAGGATGCTAGCTTAGACAGTGACCGCACTTCGTCTGCCCTGTCGCGTTCCGCCAACAGAATTAGATCGGCGGCCTGTACTTCTGTGAATGTGTCGCCGTTTATGCCGGTGCGGATGTAGTAGCTCAAGGGCCGACCAAACTTGTTCATCCTCACGCCGTCGAAAATCTTGGCGTCGTCCTTCACGTAAGACGGAGTTTCGCAGCGGTGCCCTTCCACCATTTGCAGCATTGGCCAACCGTCGCCGTTATCGGTTAAAAGAATAAAGATCTCGTTATCGCGTAGCATCGTGCGGGTGGCCACTTGCTGCATCGCTTGGTAGGTAAGAATACCGCGAACGTCACAAGATCCCTCCCACATCGCCAGCCACTCCTCAGTCGCTTTGTTCCAGCCTTCGTCCTTTGTGCGTGCCTGGCATTTGATACCGGCGCCGATCGCGTTCCGCGTCATCGTATCGATCGCCCCGCGAACAATGGCCGAATTATAGCAAAGCCAACGGGAAAGAGCGGCGATCGATTGCCGGGATGCGGAGCTGACGTCCAGCTTTGTGTCGGCCAGTTGGGCGTCTACCCAGCGGCGTTTGCGTGGATCGTGCCG